AGCTATAGACATTCAACCAGGCGATTGCATAACCTGGCGACAAGGACTCAGCCTCCTAGTGATGGAAGTAGAAGACATCCGAGTAAACAGCAACACCTATGACAAGAATAACTGCGGAGTGTTTCTAGAGGGTTATGTTAATTCAAGCAACTGCGGCGGCATGGTAACCATCGGACGGGATGGCAACGACATGGCAAAGCTAAACATAGACGCAGAAGTTACTTGCGAATTTAACTTCCTACAAGACATCTAAACAACCAACAACCACAAAGCCCCAGGGTGACGACCCTGGGGCTTTGTTGTTTTTAATGTCCCAGGTAAGTGTTAAGGTTGTGCAGTAACTACGAAAGGACCGTTATGGGTAACGATAGAAAAATACAGATAGGGCAGTTAATAACAGAGGAGCATTTAGAGGCTTACTTTGATTTTGAAGGGGTTATTAAACACTTGCGCCAGGTGGTTCTTGATGACCCTATGGTGCAGGGTTACATTTACCAGGAAGTTCGGGATAAGGGCTTGAGCGTGCCAGACATGCCCGAGCTGTTGGATGGTGGCACCGAAGCGGATATTGCTAAAAACGAGCTAGCTATTCTTAACCAGGAAGTCAAGGAAGAAGAATACTGGAGGGCAATAAGTAAGGTTTATAGGAATCTTCTCCTGGTTGTCGTAGGTGAAATAGAGGCTTAATAACTAGCGGGGGAATCGTATTCCTGGGGACGCTGGGTAACCGAGGAACCCGTTAGGGAAGGCATACCTGAAAGCGTCGTCCCTGGCTCCGGTTCCCATAAGTGTCGGCGCCCTCCGTATGTCGGTCACCATCTCAATGGAGCAACGGCAGTTCGGGTGTGCAGGTGGGTAATCGCCGCCACCCGTTCCCCAATCAAACGAGGTTCCCAGGCGGGTTCTTACTCCGCCCATTGGAGTGCATACCTCGCAGACGTCAGTCGGACCTGTAACCCATTCTTTTAACGTGTCGGGACCAACAAGTCCATCTGCCTGGGCTTTCATCATTGTGTCCAACAACCCTCGGTTCTGTGCGTAAGCAACTTCTGTTCGGGCTATCATTCTTCCCCTGGCTCGCCGTAGTTTGTCCCCGTACTTCTTAGCGTGTTCTGTTGTTCTCCTCTTTACTTCCCTGGCTGGCACTCCCTGGTCTACCAGGTTGCTGGAATAAGTCTCCATGCTGTTCTTTACAGCAACCGCCCACCTGGGGAACAGCCCTTCGGTATGGGGAACAATAAAGGAAGCATAATCCGCCCCGGTAATTGGCACCGGGGAAACTTCAGATAGGAGGGCGAATAAACGCCTGGCAGTTTGGTCCGGGGTTAATCCAGTAACGGTTCGCCCGGTTCTAAACGTCTGGGCTTCTGTAAACCCCTCGCCTATTAAGATGCTAATACTTGCCTGCACATCTGCCGTCACTGAAGAAATTATTTCCGCCGCCCGGAACCTGGCGTAGACCTTGCCTGGCATACTGTCGGGTTGCATATCCCACAATTCAAGCGGAGGAACTTTCGTATCCGCCCAGGGAAAAGGTTCCCAGGCTAAAACGGTTTCTTTCTTTAGTTCGTTTCGCATACCCAGGCGAGCGTTAGACCCTAATTGTCTCAGGCGGTCATTTACGGCGGTTCTAAGGCGTTCTGTGCCGTCCCTGGTTCCTTGTATATAACTTTCAAAAATTGCTTTGGCTATTCGCTCGCTAGTTGGTGCAAGACGTTCCAGGAGTAACCTTCTAGCCTGGTCTTCGTGTAGGTTGCCAAATATAATTCGGTTCCAAATATCTCCAGGTATTTCTTTCAACCCCTGGAGAAACTCACGGTTCAGTTTCCGTTCCAGGTTCTCCAGGTAGTCGCTATCGGTTGGGCGAAACCTGGGAAGGTGGTTGTCTCCCCGTTTCTTCTGTACCCATTTAACGGCTACGGGCATTTACATAACTTCTTCGCTAACCTCTGCCGGTAAGCCTGCGAGGGTTCTCAGGTAATCCGACAAGCCGTCATCTGGTAGTAATGCCCCAGACGAGGTGAGTTTTGCAACATAGTCCCCCAGCACTCCCAGGTCCGGGTCCCTGGGTGCTGAATACGCCAGGGAGGGGAACAAATCGTCTGCCACACCGTTAAGCCTTAACAACCTGGGAATGCCGTAGTTGTTGAACACATCTGCTATTCCTGCTAACCAGGCTTCTATCGTGTCCATAAATAATTCTATTTTGGAAACGCTTAACGCCTGGGTGCCGATTTTCTCATGTCCTAGCAGAATAAAATCGGCGAGAATGCTCATCGCAATGCGTTGGTCGTAGCGATTAATTATGGCATTCGTGTCAAATTGACGTCTACCTCCGGAGGAAAGTAGTTGTATGTCATACGCTTTCTGTTTTGTCTCCGGGTCATACGCCAGGGGAAACACTAGCCCCTCCTGTTCGTCCCGCCTTATGTTGCGGACTATTGTCTTAATTTCACTCAAGGCAGCTTGCTCTTGTGTGCTTGCGTTATCGGAAAGAAGCTGTGGAGGAACATAAGCAACAGCCATGCCGCAAAGATCTCTTTCAATGCCAATCGCTTCTATGGTTTGAATGCGTTTCTGGTAATACCAGGAGGTATATGCCGAACGAAGAATGCTGCGTCCCCTGGGGTTGTTTAGTTTGGTAGTTGTGCGAAATAGGAGTGCTTTCTCTATCGGGATAAAGACCGGACCCGTTCCGGCTATTGGGTTCATTTGGGTCATGCCTTCAATCCCTCCGTTAGCATCAAACGACCACTCGTAAACCGTGTCCTGAGAACGTGCCGGGAACTTACGCCACCCGATAGCGTTGTCTGTGTACCTGGAACCATTACCGTCATCGCTCGGTCCCTGGCGCCTCTTGTAAACAATTTCGTTGAAAGAAAATCCATAAGTAAGCATTGAAAGAACGTTGCTAATTGTGTCTTCCCAGGTGATTGACATATCGTTCATACAGTTTGCAACGAACTCCGCCTGGTCAATGGCTGCCTGGTTGTTTGGGTCCGATGGTTCTACAGACCAATCAACCGACCTAAACAACATTTCAACGGCTTGCAGTATGCCTCCGATTACCGGGTGGTTCTCACTCATTTCCCGGTAGATGGCATAGCCCCGTTTCCCCTGGAGCTGGCGCAGGAAATCTTCCTCTACACGCCCACCATATTGAACAAGACCCGAAGACCCTATTTCCATAAAATCTGTTGATGTTGGCTTAGCCTTTTCCATACACCCTCAATCTGTTACACACCTGGGAATCACTCTAGCTTATTTCCCAGGGCGATGCTTGCGTAGCACCGAAAGGAACCACAGCGGGAGGCATTTGGCTTCCAACCATTAATTCCGTTAATGCCCACACCAGGGCGTCAAGTCTGTCCGGTGATGGTGATTCCGGGGTCCAGGAACACATCTGGTCTTCTAGTGTTGGGAAGGCGCCAACATGTTTCACCTTTCCCTGCTCATACAAAGCCGCCACGGGTTCCGCCCGGGTACGTTTCCCCCTGGTTGCATGAACTGTTTTAATTGGTACCTGGCTTTCTACGGTTTGCAAGGTGTGGCGGACCATGTCTCCTCCCTGGTTAGCTTCTACAACAATTCGGTCCGCCTGGGACCGATGGTATAAAGCGATTGAAGCATTAGCCCATTCCACCGGGGACCCTTTCAAAGATCTATCGTCCAGGACGTAACCGATTCCCTGGGCGTCTACCCCGGCAGCAATAATCCCGGTTTCAGCGCTGAAGTCTGTATTTGAAATAGCCGGGTCAACTCCAACGACAATTCTTACCAGGTCGGGAAGTTTATGCACCCGGGAGTTCTCAACCATTTGCCTATTCCATAACGCCCCTTCTACGTCGTCCAGTATTTCGGCATACAACTCTTGTCGCCCCAGGCGGGTTCCCTCGTACCTGGCAAGAACCTCGGTTAAGAAGGCAGGTGCCAGGTTGGTTCTGTTTTCAAACGTGCTTCCCCTGGTAACGACAACATCTTCACGGTCTACCAGGGAACGGATTAATTTGGTGGGTCTGGGTGTTGTTGTGGCTACGAGGCGAGGGTCGGCACCTATACGAAGTCCGAAGATTAATTGGTCCCAGGCGTCCGGGTAACGCCACGCAGCAATTTCGTCACACCAAGCAAGGTCATGGTTCGGTCCTCTTAATCTGTCAGGCTCGTCTGCGGAAAAGGTTGTTGCCATAGCACCATTATGAAAAGTCAATCTTCTCTTAGATGGCTCATACCTGGGACGGTGATGTTCTGGGAATATGCGTAACAAGCCAGATTCGCCTTCCACCATTGTGTCCCTTACATCTGCGGCGGTTGCACCAACCAGGGCGATTCTACCTGCCTGGTTACTTTCAACCTGGGAACGAACCCACTCTGCCCCGCTCCTGGTTTTGCCGAAGCCACGACCTGCAAGGATTAGCCATACACGCCAAACACCTGGCGGAGGAAGTTGTTTCTGTCTAGCCCACAAAGACCAATCCCACATCACCGCTTCTTGTTCCCTGGGTGATAGCGTTTCGTACCAACCAGGGTCTAGATTAAGCAGCCGGGTAACAACCGAATCTTCCTGGAAGGTTTCTTCCCTGGTTGTTTCTGTCTCCATAAATAACAGTCTTGCACAACCTGGCGCCCTGGGAAAGTTTCCCTGGTAACCCCTGGTTTCCCTGGTCGGCGACAAAAATGTCAGAAAATGTCAGATCTGAACTAAAACTGAACCCTGTAGGCGCCCGTATTTCGCTTCTAAGGGGTTTATTGGGTCCGCCTGGCACATTAGGACCGGGGTAAATAGCCTTCTGTACAATGGAGATATGAGCGTGTCCAAGGTTGTCCCTGGTATCCTCGGGGATTCCCTGGTATCCAATGGACAACCCCGGTTTTCGTGGGTATCCAATGGATTCCCGGTGGTATCAAAGGACTCCCCCTGGTTTTGCCGATTTTTNCCTGGTATCAATGGATTCCCCTGGTGTCCTCGGGGACTCGGTGGTATCTCCTGGGATACCTGGGATTCCCTGGGAGTCGTTTGGAGGTGCTATTTCCCTGGGTGTTTCTTTAGTCTCAAGCAAAGCCAATCTATCCCGCAACATCTGTCCAACATCTGTTTCCAGGGGCTGCCCATCTCTCCCGGTAAGCTCCACCTGGCGGGGAGCATCTAAACCGTTCAAGGCTGACCGCCGTTTACTTATGTTCCCGGCTGTGTTAATAATCCTCATAATCGTTTCCGGGTCCGCCTGCTTTCGTTGGGCTTGTTCTAGTTGCCCCATTGTCTGCCGCCAAAGATGGTCTAGCCTTTCGTTCTCAAGAACCCTCAACTCGTTTACAGCCTCACCGCCCCATAATTTGATTGCCTGGGTGTACGCTTCTCTCGCTCCCTGGCGTCCTGCATACCCAACTCGTTCCGCTATTGCCTGGAAAGAAAGACCTACAGAACGAAGCCGTATGACTTCCTCGTATTTCGCTAATGTTTCGGGTGTTCGGTTGGTTTGAATTTTTACCATGTCCAGAGCCTAGTGACCAGATGTGTTTCGTGCCAGGGAAAGGAACTCTGCCCGGGCTTCGGGCTTGCTAAGAAATACTCCCCTCATTGCACTTGTGGTCATTGTTGTTCGTGGTTGTTGCACTCCCCGACAACTCATGCATTCATGGTGCCCCTGCACAACTACGCCAACTCCTAGCGGTTTAAGCCTGCTTTCTATTGCTTCGGCTATTTGCTCTGTCATTCTTTCTTGCACCTGGAGGCGTTTTGAGTATTGGTGGACGACCCTGGCTAATTTAGAAATCCCGATTATTTTCCCGTCTGGGACATAACCGATAGTAGCGGTCCCGGTGAAAGGCAGTAAGTGATGTTCGCAATTTGAAACAAACTCTATTCCCGAAAGAACAACCATCTGGTCGGTCTGGTCGTTGAATACGGCGTTCAGAGTGTCGTGGTCGTGTATTTGGTAACCCTGGGTCATTTCGGACCAGGCTTTAAGAACCCGCTTTGGCGTATCTTGTAATCCTTCCCTGGTTGGGTCTTCTCCAATATATTCCAGGAGCCGAACAACCAGGTCTTGAGGGTCCCCTTCTTCTTTCTCCCAGGGAAATGTCAGCCAGCCTTCCATTAACCTGGCGTCTGGTGCGAGGTCTTTGGGGCTGTGTGCCTTTCTAAAACAAGCATCTCTTTTCCAACCTTCATACAGTTTCAACGTTTTCCCGCTGTCAACCAGGTCGTCAACAACCAGGGTCCCAGGTTGGGGTTTCTCAACCAGGGGAACTCCGATATGTCTTGCAACCATTACCGCCGGGGAAGCCCCGGAGGTTGGTACCCCATAAACAGAAAGGGCGCCTGGGTGTCTTGTTGCTATCGCTTCTGCTTGCACTTCTACTTCTTCCCAGGTCACCGGGACAATCTTTGCCATTACTTACCTCTTTCGTCATTCCAGAACCGAACATGTAGCCGGTCCGAGTAAAGATAGCCTTTTAGCATTGCCAGGTCTGCCACCCATTGACAATTCTCATCTAATTCTTCTTTCGTTACTCCCTGGGGCATAACATAAACACACCAGGGAGGGAACCCGGTTTCCCTCACAATGTTGTCCACCTGGCGGAAATCTTCCGGGTCGGTTATTACAAACTTCAACCAGGCGAAACCGTAGCCCGCTCGTTCGCTAAGGGTTTTGATGGATTTGTACCATTTCGGATTCCAGGCAACACCCGAACTTTTTAATTTTGGTGAAACCACATAAGTAATTCCCGGAACAAAAAGAGGCGCCAGGGTGCCATTCGTTTCTATATCTATCGGAAGGTCGGGTTCTCGTTCTTTAATTAAACCCGCCAGGGCTTCCAGGGAGTTTCGTTGCAGGAGGGGTTCGCCGCCACTAATTACGATTCTATCGTTAATTGTTCCCGGTAGGTGTTCGCAGATTCTTTCCAAAACTTCATCTATCTGAACTTTCTGAAGTTCCTTTGCAGGGTCGTAAGCAATACCGTTCTTTCCTTTCCAGTCCCAGGTGTAGGGAGTGTCGCACCATTTACAATCCAGGTTGCAGCGTCCCAGGCGGAGGAAAGCAACCGGGTGCCCCGAGTAGGGTCCTTCGCCCTGGACAGTCGGTCCAAAGATTTCCGAAACAACTAGGGTTTCCATGTTGCAGAGTTCTTTTCATTCTCATAGCAAGTGACCCGGATTAATGTAGCTGCCGGAACATTCTCCTGGGTCCACTCCTGAACCACGTTTGCAACCCATAGCGCCATTCCTTCAATCGTTGGGTCCATTACCCGGAGGTCTATGGCGCCGTATGTTGCTATCATCTTCCAGGCGTCCATGAAATTGTCTTCGGGGGAAATGAGAACTGTGTGGTCAAACTGTTTTTCAAACTTTTCTCTGAGTTCTTTAAGCCCGCCGAAATCTACAACCCAACCAAGCCCGTCCCTGGGTCCTTCCCATTCTAATTCTATAAAGCGGTCATAGCCGTGGAGATATTTGCAATGGGACTTTGCCAGGGGCTGCCGATGGCAACACGGGTATCCGCCCAGGCGTTTGGTGACGGTATAAGTAGCCATTAAGAAACAACCTCTTTCCAGTAGTCGGTGTCTGTGTAGTCTGTCGGGTCTTTAACGTGTGCCAGGTGGAACGCTTCTATTCTTTCAACGCAAGTTGCACACCTCCCGCAATGTATTTCCCCGCCTTCGTAGCAGGTCCAAGTGTCTTCCCAGGGAACCCCTAATTTGTTTCCCAGGTAGGCGATGTCAGATTTAGTCATGTTGACAAACGGGGCTTCTACAGTAATGTCCCCGAACCCGGATGTTGCCAGGGAAAGCGTTTCCGAAACCGCCTGGGTAAATTCTGGTCTGCAATCGGGATACACATAATGGTCGCCAGCATGGACGGCAGTAGCTATCTTTTTCATATCGTTTGCAACCGCAACCCCTCCCGCAGCCGCTAGCAATATCATGTTCCTATTCGGGACAACCGTTACCCGCATATTTTCAGCGGCGTAGTGCCCGTG